GTCCAGCAGCAGGTCCATGAGAGATTGGCAGAGGTGGTCTCGAGTTGTCTGGCTGCCGTCTTTGATGATCCTTATGTTTTCAAGATCCAATTTGAGAGGCGAAGGGGAAAGACTGAAGCGGATCTGAAGTTCGTGAGGCGAGGAATGGAGGTGGATCCGATGGAGGCCGCGGGAGGAGGAGTTGTGGATGTTGCCGCCTTCGCCCTCCGCATCTCCTGCATGATGCTCCTACGGGATCGTCTTAGCCCAATGGTGGTCTTGGATGAGCCATTTAGGTTTGTCTCTTCTCAATACCAAGATGCCGTGCGATCTCTCTTGGAAGAGTTGCACCAGAAGCTTGGGGTCCAGATAATCCAAATCACCCATAATGAGCGATTGGTGACGGGTGATGTCATCCATCTCCCAGTAGATTAGCTCTCCACCTGATCGGCTGGTATGATCCGCATCCAGGATCCTTGCTTGAGCCTGGCGGTACCTGCTCCACTCGGACCCCACCTTAGTGTCACGGTACCACTATCGGCGGTGGTCAGACGAAGCCAGCCTCTCATGTAATTGTACCCCGTGCGAGCGGTAGGAGCCAAATTGGGGAGGAGTCCTGTCGTCTGATAGTGAAGCTCAGGCGAGAAGCCATGGGCGATGTGGCACAAGAAGATCGTCATATCACCCGTCACCGTAGGATGGGTGAAGGTGACATAAGGGGAATCCGCAGAAGCCTCATTATAGAAGATCAGGTGGAAGTCAATCAGGTAAGAGACTCCAGCCGTCACAGAAAAGTTCAAGCCTGCATCATCTCCCATGGCTGTCTTGGCCTCATCATCTGGCTTATGAATGGTGCCGCGAGCCACCAAATCAATCACCTGATTCAATTTGCCCCTGACCGAACTGCCCAGCTCATTATTCGCGATAGTCTCAATCATATCAACTGTCTCTCCATGTCTCGTCGTCGTCCCACCTGCCAATATCATCCCAGGATCCGGTGGTGAGGATCCAAGGCAATTCAATGGGGACTCCTGAGGCTACGTTGCCTGGAGTGCTGTCATCTATCTCTGCTTCATCCCCCCAGACATCCATGATGCCCACCCACCAGTAAATCACTCCTGATCCAGACACAGGAATGGACACCACTGCCTCCTCAGGTAGTCCTGTTGATCCGGGAGATCCGGCAGTGAATTCATAGACGAGAGCCCCTGTGTCATCTGGATCAAAGATGGAACTCTCCGAGGCCCAAATGCGAATCCGATGGGTATCGTCTTCGGCTGGATTCTCCCAGGTGAGACGGAAGGAAGGGTTCCCGTCACTGTCAGCCCCTAGAGCTTCCCATCCTAGGTGGTATGGAGCGGCCGGAAGGGCGTTGGAGAGAGAAAGGTAGGAGGGATAGCCGGAAGCCTCAATCTCTCCTGTGGATTCCCTCCTCACCCTGACATCCACAGCCACCAACATCTCTCTTGTCAGATTTCCATCGGCTAGAGCCATGGTGTAGTCATAGAGATAAGAGACAGTGGTCTTGCTGAGAATCTCTGTGCGCTTCAGGATGGGCTCAGAATGGAGGTTGTCATATACCTTCACCTCCCAAGAATCAATGTCGATTCTCTCCCACCAGCGAGCTCCCCATTCCAGAGCTTCCCAATCGGGGTCAATGGCGAGTCCAGAAACCAGGCCCACATCAATGGATCCCTGTTTCCAGGGACCCTGTCCAGAATTGACCGCCGCTACCCTCACCAAGATGGTACCGGGCTGACTCTGGAATTGGATGGAGGTGCGGGTCGTCTGCCCACGGGGATTCCATGTCTCTCCTCCATCTGCTGAACTCTCCACGATGTAGTATTGAGCCCCAAATGCGGCTGACCAACTCGCCTGGATGACGATCTGAGTACCAGGGACCCGACTGAGTGTCAAGGAGGTGACCTCCGGGAGGTCTGGGACCACAGGAGGAAGGGAAGGAGTCTGAAGCGGTGGGGCGGTCAATTCGTCGAGACTGTGGACTCTGGAATCCTCATTCACCAAGGTGATCTTCACTATCTCACCTCCCTGCGGTTCGATCTTCACCACCCTACCATACTTCGTAATCGCACCTGAGACTCCGAAGAGGAAAAGCATGGGCTCGGTCTCACCTGTCGTGAGGAAGTCAATCTCTGTGTCAGCCTCAATGGTGATACTCTGTGGATCACTCCCCTCAATCACCGTATAAGGACCCAAGAGTCCTCCGTCCTTGCGACGAAGGAGAATCACATGCTCGCCGTCACTCTCAAAGACAAGGGGCTCCGAGACGCGGAGGTGATAGACTAAAGCCGATGCTTCCTCCACTGCCAAGACATATCCCGATTGACCCCATCGAGGAACATCATGAGAAATCGCCACAAGATCCCCATAACTTGGAATCATGCCCTCCATCCCCGTCTGGAAGGAGATATTCTCACGAAGGTAGAGCTCACTCGCCAGGATAAATAGACCCTCACGATAGGCATGATTCCGATCCTGGATGCCAGGGATGCGGAGATCCTTAGGACGGCTCCCTGCTGAACTATCTGACCCAGGCAGGACGCACAAGACCTGCTCTTGCTGGTATCCCGTATCAGGATCCGTATATTCTATCTGGAGGCTATCATAGTCCTCCGGCTCCCATAGACGAATATCCCATTGGAAGGTGCCGCCCACGATGTTCTCAGGAGTGAACATGGTCACGGGCATCTCCAGAGGTCCATTCCGCTTGACAGTGATGAGAGACCCCAAAAGCATAGGGATGGCGCGGCCCACTCGCGCGATAGTCTTGGCAGCCTCCCAGACTGTAATCGGATCACGGAACACCCAATCAAAATACTCTCCTCGACTCTCATAGAGAGCATCTAGGGCATAAAGGGCATCCCAATCGAAGAAGTGATCATCCTCTAACTGACCTCCATAATTGGAACGGAATACATCCACCAAGGCCCATATGATTGACCGCGTCGTGATTGGTTCACTCCAGGTACCTCCAGACTCACGGATAGGTAGTTTTCTGGTCGCAATAACATTGAACCTCTCCATGGTCCGGCTGTTGAGATTATTGGAGGCCTTGACCCGAACTGCCAGGAGAGTCACATCCCCATAATCAGGTTCCCCTCCCACAATGAATCCCCTCATCCCATCCCAAACCACCTCATTTCCTCTGGTGGCCTCAACCTCACGGGTTCCCCATCTCCATCCCTTCACCTCATATCGCCCTACCGGCATTGGAACACCTCTTGTCTGTCGCCAGGGTGTAGTCGTGGCACCCACCGCGGCATTGAAGAATAGAAGGCCCCATCCGCTCAAGGGATTTCCTGCATCATCAATCTTCCGATAGTAGAATTCCGTATAGATCGTCTCAATATCCAACCCACCATCTTTGTTGGCGGAATAGATGCCCCTGGGATAGACCAAATCAATCTCTATGCGATCCACCGTCGTCCCAGGAGGATTGACGGTGAATGGACCGGTGAAGGTCCCGGGAAACTCAGGCTCATTCCAACCGTATAGAGTCTGCCCTCCTGCCTCAGCCGAGGTGATGACATTGGTGCGAAAGAGAGTGGGAGTACCTCCAGGCTCAATGATCTCGTATTGGACCTCTTGATAGCTGGTGATGGGGCTCTCTCCGATCCTCACTTCATGAATCTCATATTTCCCTTGTCCGATACAGAGGAGAGAGTACTGATATTGGTCATTTGAGAAGTAGCGATAGAAAGGACGAGAGGCCAATGAAGGATAGATTCGATTTCGCCCATAAGGAACCTCAATCGGCTGGCCTAGGCGATTGTCATTGACCTTCCCTTTGGCAGAGAAGACAGGATCTGATGTCGGAAGCTCTCCTGGTGTGGTAGGCATAGGCATCGCCAGTGCCAAGGCCACTGAGGCAATCAAGAGGACCGCTGTGATAATCAAGAGAGGTACCGCACCCACCACCGTAATGAAATTGACGATGTCATCCTCTTGGATGATTCGAGTGGTCCAGTCAGCACGGAGGACAGGTTGACCATTGACGAGACAGATCGTAGGATCAGTGAATTCCACAAAACCCGGCTTCTCAATCTCTAACCACTTGCGAATGGTGATTCCGCCTGAATGATAATGCCGCTTGAGATTTGTGAGCGGTTGGAATGAGTTTGGAGTTTCAATGATCCAGGCCATGGTACTCGAAGAACTTGATGACTTTGATCCCCTTCAGTCTCAACAGACGGAGAGGTTCGGCAATCACCGAACCTCTCTCCCAACAATGGAGAACCTTCCCTCCATCCGCCTCCAACCAAATCCCTACATGATGAAGAATCGTTCGCAAACTCATCCCGACCGCGCATCCATCTATTGGCTTGGGTATCTCCTTCCAGACACTGTCACACCCCCGCCAGATTGTCCGAGAGATGCCAAGGATATCACCATTTACCACTCCAGGAAGATCAGGTAAGGATATCCCCTTCTGTTCCTCATAGTAGAGTCTCACCAGCCCCCAACAATCGACCCCTGTCTCTCTAGACCGACCCCCAGCACAATACGGAAGACCGATATATTGTGCGGCAGGATGAGTCTTGATTGGAGGGGGATATATCATTGGAGG